TGCTTGTACCAACGTACTTGTCCCATGTTGCGAATAGGATCCACACCTTCCATTTGTGTCAAGTACAAACTGTTAACCAGCGTCTCTTCATATATAACGAATTCGCATTCGTGTTCACGTAAGAAACGCTCCTCCCCAATACTTGCCCGCTCCTGGTTGGCCCAATCCTCATCGCGGTCTGGGTGCTGATCCCATGTAGCCAAATATGCTTTAAAACCGTTGTTTCCTATACCATCAGAATTTTCATTACCAAACTCATCAAATAGATTATTTGCACTACGCCAAATGGTTGCAAAGGTATCGTCATCACTGTTAGGAGTACTAGTAATGATTGCTTTACCACCTGTTGCTAGTGTAGGTGACAGTGAAGTCCAAAACTCTTTGGCAATAGTGTTGCGCACAAACGCAAACTCGTCCAGGTATACCAGCGAGATACTCATACCCCGTCCAGTGTTTTCGGTGGTGGTTGTTGCTACTACACGGCTACCGTTGTCAAATGTGAGGCTGCCTTTGTTGTACTCGACGGCACCAGCCCGTATATGATCAGGAATATTCTCATATGCATAGCGTACACGTTGCATGATTTCGTTGGATCCAGTTGCTTTGTGGGCTGCAATTAAAATAGTACTGTCAGGGATAAACATTGCATACCATAGCAAGTATCCTGCGGCAACTGTGGTTTTACCCATCTGGCGTCCGCACATGTTAATACTGCGTCTACATTCGTTGTAGTTTTTGATTAGGTCTCGCTGATAGTCAAACGGCTTGAATGGTATACTGCCCTTAGTGGGGTGCTGTATCTGCATGAAATTTTCCATAAAGAAAAGCGGACCATCTATTCGATCTGCGCACTTTTGAAATTCCAATAACTGTTCTGTAGTATAATCTAACGGCTCGTACGCCTTTTTTACTAAACTACTATCTGCTGTACCTTTAGCCACATGTCACCTCTGTTAAACTGTAGCACTATTTATACAGTATTGTGTGCAGGTTATGCTATTAGCGAAGACAAAAAAGCGGCTGTAAAAGCCGCTTTATGTTATTTTAGGTTTTGGTTTCCACCATCTGGGCTCTTACCGCCGCCGCCGTTGCCGCTCGATTTATTTTTTCTTGACTCGATTACTCGATGTCCAATAAATCCGGCTACTGCCAATACTGCTACCCATGCTAAGATTTCCATAACGTTTCCCCTTTATGCAAGTTTTTGTTGTAGTCGTTGCTTAATAATATCTATCAACTTTTCTTTATCTGTTTCGTACCGATAGTTTAATGTGGTGGGGCCTGCAGGCTCTTCTGGTTCCTCATCACATCCACAAGGTGCTTCGGGTGCCATATGCTTGCTCGCAACACTGGGATCGATACCAGCCATTTGTAGTAACTGATGAAGTTGTTCCATGTCTGTTGCGGTTGCACTGATGTTAAGCGTTGCATCACCCACAGTTTTTGTTTGGTTAAAACTGTAAGTGGTGTTTTCTGCCGCAGCAGCTTCTTCCGTTACTGGATCACAATCACATTCCCCTGGGGGGCAGGTGCAATCTGGTGATCCACATTGTGGACAAACTTCCTGCTCATTTAGGGCAGCTTCAACAATAGCCAACAGCTCCTTCATATCCATTATGCTGGTCCACCAAGGTTCTGGGTGTTTCTGCTAACTTCTTTGGACTCCTGTCCTTTGCCCATGTTTGCACCGTTCATGAGATCATCAAACATTGGACGTAAATTATCGCCCATCAATTCATCTTTACTAGGATAGTTGCGGAAATAATCTGCGCCTTTTTCTGCTTTAATTTGTGCAAGTGCTGCTAGGAATTTTTGATTGTATGCTTCACCGAAACCGTATTCTTCTTCTACTACTTCTTCAGCTTCCATCTGCATTTCATAATGCTCTTGGTCATCATTGAGTAGAACTGCGTCTTCCATTTCTGGTTGACGGTCTTTGTTAAACTCTGTGCGCTCTTCTGCGTGCTCGCTTTCCATTCTGCGCGGCTCATTGATACCGTACACTAATACACGCTCGTGGTCTAAGCCTAAATTGACGGCTAACCATACTTCAAGAATTCTGGGATTTGCTGGATACTTGAGAACAATATCAGTTGCACATACTTCTGAAATCAGTTTAACACCCTTGGCACGAACAAACTCCATTGGATTTTCTTCAATAGGTGTGCGCTTAAAAGCTGCTACGCTAACTAAATTATATTTTTGTAAACAAGACTCAATCATATCCATGTGTGCAGCACTACAATCAGCCGCAATCTTCACACGGAATCCATATTCCTTCTTGAAACTTTCTGTTAAAAAATCTTTAAATTGCATGTTAGAAAATCTCCTAGTTACACTTATTTATCTGATCTAGCAGAAGATTTGTCAGTTTACAAAAACGGCGTTAAATGCTCATATAACTGACTGTGGGCTTGGGCGCCTGGATGACATGCATCTGGGAATAGGGCACTTTCTCGCATGAGACGCTGTATGAGTTCTGCGTCTGATACTTGTTGTTCCAGGACGGCATGATCGTCTGTCACGTCTTTCATGTGATGCATGGCACCAACCAAATGATTGAAGGGTAATTCCTGCTGTAAGAGATCTGCTATCCAGTTTTTTATAATCAGTAAATTTCCTGTGCCATACTCCTCATAAAAATCAAAAATAGGGGCAGTGCCGCCTATGACAATTATAGGAGGATATTCCAGTCGTTTTCTGAGAAGTAAAATTCCATCGTAAGTAGCGTGAGATAAATGTAACACTTGTTCAGACAAGGTGCCGTGACCTGGGTGGTAGTCTCGCAACACACTGGTGTGGAACCATATGATCAAATCAACACCAAAGTCATCAGGTTTTTTAATAGTTAGGGGAACATTATCTGCAGGAACGCCACCAGTAACGCCTGGCACTTCCTGTCCATCCAAGTATTCATTAACCTTCTTGATCACTTTTAGGTTAGATCCGCCATTATGTGACAGATTGTACACAATGTGTCCTGCTTGGGTCAGTAAACTTTCTACATGTGTTTCAGGAGGATCCCCCGGAGGGCCGAAATAGTTAGGCACACCATAACTACAACCCAGCATCAAAATTCGCTTCATTTGTCTCGTTGATTAAGTATCTTGAGAAGCTCATTACGATCAAGAGGTCTTGACGTAGCATCTTCAATTTCTTCTGTGGGTTGGTTTTTCTTGATACGCTCATCTAAATTTGCTTTTTTCAGCATGAGGTCAATTTGTTTTAACTTGCGGGTGGTTTTAGAATCTTTAGCTTCCAGTGCAATTTTAAGCATTTGTGCCGCATTACTGAACACTGGACCAGCAGCCATATCTGTCATATTCATACCCAAGCTCATTAACTGTTCATAACTTTCTACGGCTTGTGCAGCTATCTCGTCCATTTCTGAATCATGCGCTTCCATGCCACGCACTTCTGCTAGGGCACCATTAATTTTATCGCTAATCGTGAGTGCTTCTTGCACTTCTGCAATCTGCTGTTGTGTATCTACAACTTCCACATCCTGACTGTCTTCTAGATCATCCAGATGCGGTAAATTAAATTCGTCTTCTAATTTCCTAGTCATACGGTTATTTATTACTTACGCTTTTTGGGTATTCGTGATTTTGACTGTCGTTTGGCTGTCTTGCGCTTGGTGTTGGTCTGAAATATTTGATTCTCGTTTATAACTTTAAACTTAATGCCTTTGCGCTGACACCACTCTTGTGCGGCTGTCCACTTTGCTGCGTTCAGTATTACAGCAGCTTGATCTTTTGCGCTCTTGGCGCTTTCCATGGTGGTCTGGGTGCTGGGTTTGATTTCAATTAGTTCGACGTGCTGTCTACCGTCTTTGTCAATATACTGAATCATAAAGTCAGGAACATATACTGTGTGCTTGCCAGTTAATGGATTCTGATAGGGGATTTTTAAATTTTCACTAGCCCATTTGATTATGTTGGGATGGTTATCACACATACGACAAAACGCAAGTTCCCAACTGCTTCTGTAATATGGCAGTTTGGTGCCTGCATACTTGTCTCTGTTAACTACTTGGTATTCACCTTGCTGAAATTTACTCATGGACGAATTATTGCACCGTATCTGCTCTTTTTATTCTGCTTGCGCTGTGAGAGCCCTATACGGTTACCTGCTGGTCTCAACAGGTTAATTGTCTTGTATGCATCTTCGGTTAGTTTTAAACTTGCTTCATTAAGTTCAAAATATTCCAATGGACTCACACCATGCGTCTTTGCAACTGATATCAACACTCCAGCCATTGCTGTTGCATTTGGTATACCGAAACCAATCTTGACAAGACGTGCTTTAACTACATCTATCTCGTCAGGATTGATTTGTGATACATCCACGAGCTCAGAAAGTAACGTTGAACTTGCTTCAGGCAATGGGAATTTGATTGTGGAGTTTTCTAAATATGCTACCAGCGTGTTCTGTTGAATATCATATCGGATCTCATTACCAAAAGTTGTATAAAGTGATGTAGAAGACATTATGCGCTCCCACCATCATCACCTGATCCACCATCATCACCTGGTCCACCGCTATCACCGGTAGTTTGCTGCTGTGCTTGTCTCACTGCATTACCAGCAATATTTGCAACTCCACCTAATAAGGTGTTTACTGCTGCATCTTTGATACTGCCGCCGTTTATTGCTGCTTTAAGTGCGCTATCGGCAACCGATCCTAGTAGCTCACCAAATATACCACCTTCCTGTTCAAAATCACTAGGTGGAGCAAATGTGGCTGCCGTACCGTAAGTGTTTACCAGGCTACCAGATCTGGCGGCTAGTTCATTAGCTACCGCAGTAGCATCAGGATTGGGGTCAGTTGTTGTGGTTTCAGAGCCGTCAGCTTCTGTGACTGTCACTGAGGCACCAGGAACATACTGTCCTGTTCTTTTAGAAACTTTTCCACCTGCGCCCAGGAACTCCATGGTCTGTGGTTGCAGTGTTAGGTTGTCAGCCGTAGCTTCAAATGCAGGACCTATAATGTTACTAACATTTTCAAATCTATCAGCATCCTCGTCTGTTAGGTCGAAGTTGGTTGTCTCGAATGTAGTGAAGTTCTCATATTGGAAGGATAATTCAAATTCTCTAGCACCGCTATCAGCATAGTCTATTGTGCCTGCTCTAAACTCAGTTAAAACAGGATTAATAATGCTGTATTGTACACCCTTATTACCGTGATATAAAACATAGTCGATACGCTCAAAGAAGTTCGCAGTTAAATTGGGGTTATAGCCAGCACTGTTACTATCAAATACGTCTGTTAAAAACTCAGATCCGATATTTTCTGATCCGCCTGTGCGCAAAATTTGATTGGCAATATCTCTTCCGTCAGGAGACATGTTTCTCGGATTCATATAATGGTATGCAAAATATTTCATCAACACTGTTATCCAATCATTACCGATAGTATCGTACACCACGATGTTGACTGGCGTATATTCTATACCCACGTTGACAATTTTTTTGCGATTATATTGATTTTTTGTTTCGGTTTGAAACTGGATACCAGGTAGATCAGCAGTCTTTACCAGACTGCTGATTTGTGTTCTAAACTCTTTTGATCCGTCGCTGGGGTCAGCATACAGTAATTCATACAAGTCCCTGTTAAACACAAAGTTGACGTAACCCTGAAATTTTTGTCTAACCGGGTTAACGTCTGGTCTGAACTTGTATGCATTACGAAAGTCTCTAACGTAAAAATCTCGGCTCGAACCCGAGCCCAGGAAATTAAAAAAACCCATTAGAGACTCCTAAGTTATTAAACTTGGCTATTAGCTGAGCCTGCACTAGGATCTTGTGGGAAAATAGTTTGCCCACTGCTTACGCCAGGTACATTACCGTCATAATCGTTACTGCCATCATAATGTGTGGCATTGTCGTAACGGATCTGTAAAGTGATTTGTACAGGATCGTTAGCTGCATAGTCTTGATCACTATAGTCAACGTTTGTTAAGAAGCAACCTTCTAGGAACCACACTTCTGTTGCACCTGTGCTAGAACCGTCTAGTACTTCAATTTGCATATCAAACTTGTAGTCAGCACCCGCAGCAGGAGTTGTCTGCTGGAAATGGTTTAGCTGACGCTGAATTTGAGCACCCACTGACTTAGATACACCATTAGTGATATCGTCACGCAGTGTTAGGGTAACTTGTTCCCAACTGTGCTTGCCCTGAATGTATGCACGGCTATTGTAGCTGTCTAGTACTACTTCTTCATATGTAATTTTTGGTCTTGTGACACTTTGAACGTTCTGAGTCATTACACGAGATTCTGGTTGACCACCAAAACCACCTAGTAGGCTTACTCTAAAACGATACTTTAGCTTTGGCATTAACATACCAGAACCAGTGTTACCTGTCACAGGTACACCAAACTTGCTGGTAGTATTAATTCTCTGAATTTCTGACGCCATTTATAAATCTCCCATGAACAAATGTTCGTTTATTTTCTATATAGATATTTATCTAAAAACACTAAAAAACATTAACTACTGTTTTAAAACCATGAAAAAAGGGCTCCGAAGAGCCCTTTCAGGTGTAAAACAATATTAGCCTGTTGCGCCAAGAGTGTTTTGTACACGAATTGGAATGTAGATAAACTCAACTGCTTTAAGCGGCTGAATAGCAATATCAATGTGCAATTCGTTACGGTCAATACGCTCTGGAGTATTGTTGCTTGCATCACAAACTGTGACAAAGTCAAATAAACCACGTTGTGTAATCAAGTTTGCTAGGAAACGATCAACAACTGTTTTAGCGTTCTGACGTGTTACTTCGTCGTTTGGTTCGAACAGGAATGGCTTAACGATATCGTCAAGTCTTTCACGGATATAAACTACCAAACGTGCTACGTTGACACGATCCAATGCACTTGCAGTTGGGTTAAGTGTCTTCTGACCAAATACTGCCAATCCGCGACCTGGGAATTGACCAATTGGGTTTAGATTATTGATGTATAGGCTATCACGTTGACCTTCACTTAGGCTAACTGATTGGTATTCACCGCTAGCTGCATCAATATAACCAACACTTGTAGCATTTGTTACAACACCACGTTGGAAACCAGCTGGTGCAAACCATGGGAATGCCACCTGGTCGTTAAACGCTAGTGTGCGTAGTGCAATGTGCGAAGCAGGTACGACAACGTTGCTACCGTCTAGGTTTGTGGTCAAACCGTGTGGGTAGTATACTGCTGCGTATGGTGAGCTTGATACTAGACCATCTTCACCATTTTCAGTTGCGTTGTTTGCGTTGGTTGCCCATGCTTGCGTACTTGACGCATCAGCAGCCAAGCGTAATGGAGCGTCTGCAACAATAAATGCTGTTTCTTTACGATCCACATTTAATGTAATCATGTCATCTAGCAGTTCTGGATAGCCAGGCGCTGCGATTAGATTAAAGCGATTGCTTTCATTACGGATATCTTGGTTACTGGCAATAGCAGATTGTAGTTGTCTAACAATTGCTGCACGTCGAGCTTTACGCAGTAAGTTAGGTGAACCATCAGCCTTGTTACCGCTGTAGTTATCCCAACGGCCAGTTGCTTTGTTCCACTTCTTGACGTTACCACCACTTAAACGGTAGTTCCAAGCCAAAATACCATACGGATATAAAGTTGGCAATGGTGCATCTGAATCAACTGCTGCGCCTTTCTCTGAGCGCATGTCAGCGAAAATGATTCCATCACTACTAACTTGATCCGCAGTGTCTAGCTCAATCCATGTACCTGAAACACGCTTGTAAATACGTGGATAGTCGTCTAAATCAGCGGCGCTGATCCACAAGTCACCATCATTAAGAGCGCTGTTGCCGTTTGATTGAGTTGTTGGCTCGCTTGCTGAAATTTGTACATCTCCAGCGTATGCAGACCAAGTACCTGCGTCGTTGAACATGATGTCCAAGTTATCGTTGCTGATGTCAGCATCAAACCACAGTGTACCGTCAGCTAAACTGCCCACAATCGCAGTTGTTGATGCTTCGTAACTGAGGTCTTCCCAGTTGCTGTATGGTGTCGCGTCAACGAAACCAAGATCGTCTGCACTAAATGTTAATATATCACCACCACGTAGTTCAATATCATAGCCTGCTGCACTTGTAATCACAATTGATCCTGCATCGTTAGACGCACGTAAACCAGTTGTGAATGCTAAATCTGTATCCGCTGCGCTAATTGCGTCGTTGATTGCTGTAACAGCATCATCTACGCTAATATTACCATCAGCATCACTATCATAGTTATGTAGTGTTACACCAATAACGCCGTTTGCACCGTTTTGTACTTCTGCATTATTAACAATTAGTTCAACTGCTGTTGTGCCAGCAGTGTGGATTGCAGCAGGAATTGAAGTTGCTAGTAGCTCTGTGCCACGGGCAACGGTCGTGTCTGCTCCGTTCCAACGCTTGAATGTAATATCTGCACGCTCTCCATGGAACTCTGCCCAAATATCGCCAGCACTTAAGCCTGACTTGACGTATTCTGCACTAGCTTCATGAGAGTACTGTCTACCAACTACTGGCACTTTGGTGAACTGGCCAGCACTGTATACTTTCAACTCATACACTGTGCCGCTGTTTGGTTCGTTCATCTGAATCAAGATATCGCCTTCAACTAATTGACCGCCACCAGCACGAGCACTTGGTACGTTAGTGTGCAACGATAGTTGCATTTCGTTACCACTGCTTTGCCAGTTTGTTGAACCGATTACTTCCCAAACTCCTGCTATCTTATGATATAATGTCACAGAATTTAATGTTTCGCCGTTTTTATCAATGTATGTAGCAGCATAATCACCATTAAGACCAAAAGCTGTCTTAGGTTCAATATTGTCATTCATGGATTCTGCTGGTGGCACTAATACAGTCTGGCGTACCCACATGCTGCCATTCCAACGCTTCAGGCCCCATACTGTTTCAGCTGAATTTAACCAGTATGAACCAGCTGCTGGCGCAGATGTTGGTGCTGTAGTTTGGGGCTCTAATTGTCCCAAATCTACATCAGCACGAACAACGTATGCACGATTGGCTGCGCCCAAAAAGCTGTATGCAGCCATTAGACCATATTCATTTAATTCGTGACCGTGTAGAGGTGTACCACCGCTACTTTTAAAAATTGGATTGCCATATAGAGCTAGTAGCTCACGTTGGCTTGTGATAAGTTTTACTCTGCCTGCTTCTGCTGCTGTAGTTGCGCTTGCAATACCTGCGCCGTCAGGTGCAGTCTTGTCTTGTGCTGTAGCAATAACAAGTAGAGGTACTGTACCTGCGCCAGCTGCGGCGTAAAAACTTTCGTCTGTTACGCTGATGCTAACACCAGGTGATACTAATTCTGCCATGTTAAATCTCCCATTTTGGTTAATTGGTATAATGGTATTTATACAAAATGGGAGATTTTAGCGTTTTAACGGGATTAGGGTGTGACGAAAAATGCTATTTTTGCTAAATAGCCTTCAATTTAGGAGTTTGTATTTTGTTACTTACCTGATCAATCTGCTTCTGTAAATCAGCCAGGGTGCCGTCATTCTGTATAATATGATCAACATCAAAGCCTGCCCAGTCCCACTCGCTACTGTGTACATCGCGATATCTGGTTTCCATAATGCGTTTGGCGACAACATTACCGCTATTGGCTTTTACTGCGGTATCATACCACTCGGGCAGTTCTCCACGCTGGATCCAGATCACTTGGCCGCCCATATTTTTTATTAGATTGAGTTCGTTACGAAATCTTGCATCACTGATAACCACAGTACTATTACCAGATGCAATAGATCGCATCCTGTATTCCAAACTGCTGAGCCAAATATTTTCATGGAAATGGTTTCTCATCACATCTGTGCCAACCAGCTGTAATGCTAACCTAGGAGTGAAGTTAGGGATACCCAATTTACGACTCCAAAACATATCTGGAGTTTCACGAAATTCTCTGCTTTTTATTGTGTCACCTTCCAGTAACTCTCGCTGCCACCCAAAAACTGCTGAGACTAAATCTTTCAGCGGCGCTGCAAAGCTATCGCGAACTGCGCCTTGCGCAATTAGTCCTGATGCGACAGTGTCTTTACCCGACCCAATAAAACCAATTAATCCGACAAGTGTAGTTGCCATGTGTTGTGTACCTATTTGTGAGTGCTACCCTATTATAAAGCCCAATGGAGAATTGCCTTCTTCCATATTGTGCAATGATTGCTTGAGCACGTCATATTCTGATTGTGCTTCAGCTTTGAGCTGCTCGCCGTTTAATGTTATGGCGCCGCCAGCGCCAGGCAAGCCGCCCTGATACTTGCTTCTGGCTTCACCCAGTATCATTTTAGCAGTTGCAAGAGCATAACCACTGAGCCAGTTACTTGCATATATATCAGTCAATAAAACGTGCTCTGGCACGAAGTTGTATACTTCTATAGCCACTTCCTCGTTTATACGGACGTTGCGTAGAATTTTCAGCGTCTTTGTGTTACGATTATATGTAAAGTCATATTCGCTGCCAAAAATTCTACCAACAGTTTCCTTGTATTGACTGAATGCATCGAAAGTTGCTAATCCGCCACTTTGTCCAGCGTTTAACAAGTACATATTGTTGAATGCCATATCAAATGGATCAAAGTTACTACCGGTTCCACTATTAGCGCCAACGCCTCTGCGGAAAAGTCTGCGAACTTCCATCACTTCGTCAGGTAACGTGTATTCAGTTACGTCTGGTTGTGTCTGTAAAAACACAATACTTTCTTCAACACTGCCTGAGCTTAGTTGACGATAAATTGCTAACGCTTTGTCAATCGCTGTATCATAATGATCGCGATCTAACTCTACGTCCACAATGCCATCAGCGAGACGCAGTTGCATCTCTTTAATTAGTTGTTCTCTGGATTTATATCCAATTTGATTAATAGCCATACAAGTATTTATCTATTTAAAACACTTTGATAAGCACGATGTGCTCGTTTGTGCGGCCATTCATCTTGGTCTCTGTGGTACTGAGTTCAGCATACAATTTATCAAACTTTGTGCGAGCCAGTTTACTGGCACCTTTGAGTACGTCCTCTGGCTTGCGTACAGTTTTTTGTGTGCTTTTAGCTGGATCAAATCCTATAATAGTGGTTCCTTTGATACTCAGTGGACCTTGCATTTCATCTGCAATGTACACACCCAACTTGCGAGTCTTCGTGTTGTATACCCACAACGTGGAAGCATCTATAATACTGAGCGGATTAATACTGGCTAAGCCCAACGTGCGCTCTGACTCTTTGTATTTAATTTTTTCCACCAGCTTCTGCTTGCTGGGTGCTTTTTTAACTCTGGACTTGCGTGTGGCTTTGCCCTCGTTGATGATAGTATCACATGCAGTGAAAATCTTTTCAAAAAACGCTGCAAACTCCTTGCGAATTTTAGGCGTGTTCAAATTGCTGTATGCTTCTTTGATGTCAGGATCGTCCCACTCTACTATTAGAGCAGCTTCATTATAATCTGACTGGTAAATGTCTTTGATGATTTTCGCATGAGCTGGTTTAATCTCTACTGAATTTTTCTTGATATCGATGTATGGATCAAACTTACGAGTGGTTAGTACACCTGTGCACACTTGATCTAAAAACGCATCCCAATCACTGCACAAATCAGTGACCTGATCTCGCATGCGCTGTTGGATGCTGATTACTGGTGCTTTGGGTTTAGCTGCTTCAGTTTCCTCATCTGCATCCTGTTGGGTGTGCATCTTCTTGGCTTTGATCAAAAACGTTTCATAAAACTCGTCAATACGGCCCAGTAGTTCTTCATCCAGTTTTCCACCTTTAGCCAGAATATACGTATACTTGCCAATTACACTGAACTCCCAGTCTTTGAGAATTTTCAGAAGTTTGACATCGTTCTTGTCAAATTTCTTGTTGCAATACTTTAGGAATTCAGCCATCAATGTTTTACCAGAAACTTCGTAATGAGTATACCACAGTGCGCTCTGTAACAAGCGACCGTAATCCCACTTAATGCCATTATTTGTGAATGGTTTAATATCGCAGTCAATCGTTGCCCAGTCAGGGGCAGTGATACCGGTTGCTGAAATTTCTGTTTTACGCTTGGCCATAAGTTCAGTCCTACTCTATGTTGGTGTTTATATAGTATAGCACACAATCATTGGCTGTCAATCACATTAAGACCCCAATTTCTACGCCTGCCATACAGTACATTGTCCAGATGTTGATCCAGTGTATCTGCAAACTGGACAAATCTATCTCTTACTATATAGCTATTTTGTGACATTGTCAACTGTTTTTGGCTTCCTTTTGCAATTTCCCATAAATTAGTACAGGTAGTCATTGATTCGGGATCATGCTTGTATTGTCCATATTGCTTTATACGAGAGCAGGTCAAAATTTTATAATCTGATATAACGTCATCATCAAGAGCGAACTTATCTCTAGCATAGTCCGCTATCACATCAACCAGCAACTCTACTCTGTGCTGCATTTGTAAAACCACCGTGAGGCTGTGTACTGCTTGCCAACTAAGTATAGTTCTGTCACTGACATTCATTTTAAAGAATCCAGTGTTGATCCACTGTTCGTATGCACGGGTATATTCAGTGGTCAAATCTGACAAATAGCCTTGCGATAGATGTTCAATAAGTTCAACATAGAATTTTTCATAACTGGTGCCAATAGTCGCACAATACTTTGATAATATATCAGTGTAACCGTAACTGTGCAGGCCCACCAAAAACAGAGAAAACAAATAAGTGTCACGCACCTGATGTTCAGACATGGTGCTAGTACTGCGCACAATTTTGATACCTTCAGCATACTCTTGTTCAACAAGCTCTTCGGTTTCGTAGAACATATCGTACACTGTAAAGGTATCAATCTTGTACTGTTCAACATCACGCTGCATTGGTGCATTTTCAATCATGTTTAGCAGGAACACATCTATTCCGTTGTGTAATCCACTTTCAAACAGATAGAACAGTCCTTTACGGAAACTGTCCACTGTTTCACCAGGCAGTCCCAATATCATCTCAGTAAATATTGGCAACTGTGCACTGTTGGCATGTTTAGTAATTTCTTGTATGTCGTTGATATCCATGTTGGTGCGTTCAATATTTTCCAACACCTGGTTATCTGCTGACTGCAAACTTAGCGTAAAGCCGTTCTGTATGTCTACACTACTAAATTTTTTTATTATATTAAATACATCAGCGTTACTGTTTTTTGCATAGCTGACACTGATACCTGTAGGGTACCCGTATCTCTTTTTGGATTCCACTATTAGATCTGCAATCTGATTATCACGATCTTTAAATATACCAAAGTTTGCGTTTGTCATAGTTAGGAATGGTAAACTTTTTTGTCCGAACCATTCTAGCTCTGCTTGTATACGCTCCATGTAAACTTTAACAACTTTGCTGGCTGTTAAACTCCCCCAATCACAGAACGTACATTTGTACGGACAGCCGCGGTCTGTTTCCAGTGTGGGCATCCACTCTATGTCTGGGTGCTGTGCCATCAGGTTGTCAAATATGCCCATCAGATACGGACTGGGTAAATCCAAGTCTCGTATTCGATCAGCTGAATATTTCTTGGGCAATTGCTCCCCAGCATTTATCATGCTCAGCAGTTCTACGCATGCTCGTTCTCCTTCGCCCACAATCACAGTGTCAATATAAGGATGTTGTAAAAATAAGTCAGTGCTAGTGTGAGGTACTTGTGGTCCGCCAAATATTGTAATACAGTTTGGTGATAACTGTTTTAGTTCCCTGGCAACTGCCGCACAATAGTTCCAGTTCCACACATATGTACTGAAAAGGACAACTTCACAGTTTTGGGAGAGAGATATGGCATCTGATTTTGGATCGCTTCTACGAAAAATCCATTCAGAATCTGTGAAGTTGTCCTTGACAACCGGATCAGTGAGTGCATACGCCCAGAGTACACCCACAGTGTATGGTAAGTAATACGCATTAAGATGAGCAGGCCCTGAACGAAAGTTGGGCTGTACAAAGCCTACCCGTAACGACATTACTTGCCTCTGCTAAACTTGGTATTGTTATTGAATGGTTTATTGTTGGCCAAGATGTCTTGCCAGAATCCAATAGTGCGGTCAACTCCTTCGCTGAGATCAACCTTGGGTTCCCAACCCAGCAAACTGGTAATCTTTGCATTGCTGCTGTTCAGCAAGTAAATTTCACCTGGACGCTTGGGTTTGGTGTTCCAGTATACCTCGCCATGCCAATCCAGTTTATCAGCAATCATCTGCACATAGTCCTTGATTTTGATGGGGTTGTCTGGTCCAATACACAGGATCTCTCCTTGTACTTTGTCTGGGTTTTCAATAACCGCTTGCCATGCATCAAGCAAATCATCAATGTAGATAAAGTTACGATATGGTTCACCATAACCCAAATTGACTTCACGATCGTTAGTCATCATCTGATAGATAATTTGTTCGGTTACAAAGAAGTTGTTGTCCTTTCTACCATAAGCGTTCGTCTGTCGGATAGCTGTGAAGGGGAGGCCATAACTACGGTGTGCATATTCGAGATATTTTTCACAACCATATTTTGCAACAGCATAGGGAGCATTAGGGTTAGGAGCAGTCTCTTCGGTGAATGCTGGAATGTTGTCGGGGTCTTCTTCATTTTCTCTAATTACATCACTGATGGGTTGCCAGCCATACACTTCCATGGTGCTAGCAAACACAAAGTTTTTCAAGTTTGTTAATTCTCGTGCACACTCAATCAGGTTAACTGTGCCCGTGTAGTTAATGTCACTAAAGGTAATCTGCTCATAAAAGCTCTGCTCAACTTCTGTGCGAGCTGCTAAATGAATGATTAGCTCTGGATCTATCCGTAATAGCTGATTGCGTACTGCTTGATGATCTCTGAGATCGTGTTCAAGATAGTACAGCTCGTGATTGTCTTTCAATCGCTCAATAATATGTGAGCCAATAAAACCGTTGTGTCCTGTAATAAAAATTTTCATGTTATCTCTCTTTTTTATG